TATACGCTGCGGCTAATTCAACTTCAAAATACCGCCACCCCGATTCCGTAGTGAATGGGTCTACGATGGAATAGCCACCGGAGTTGATACCTGCAACGCTGGTAAAACTCGGGTACGTATAGTCCGCGAGGTAGAACGTGCCGCCCGATGTAAACGTGTTGAACACCAACGTTTTTGTGGTGGCACTTTCAAACACCGCGAGGGCAGACGCGACATTGCCCGCGCCGCCATTCCAATATGAAGCCATTTTTGAACGGTACCGCCACGCCGTTGCCCCGGATGGCAACGCTTGCAAAATGTAGCGCGGCGCGCGACCCCCACCGGGGTTTATGTCGGATAGGAAATGCAAGCACCCATTTGATAGGGACGCACTTGCGCCACCTTGATTTGCCCACGTCCACGGGGTTGCGCCAGCGTATCGAGCGCCGGCCGTGTCAATCGTGGTTCCGTACTCGAATTCGTCATTAGGGCCGAGACCGACGCCGGTCGGAATAGCCGGATGCGTGTCGACGCTGACGTTAAATGGCTGCGAGCCCCCGCCGCCGGCCGGCTGCGCATACCAGCCGCGGACGCCAGAGGCGTTCGTTCCATAGAGGTAACTATTGCCTGGGGTTGCTGTGTCTCCTACGAGCTTCAGCGGGGTACCTGTTGATCCGTTTCCGGTGATCGAGTCTGCCACGCTCACCGTGGAGCTTGGCAGCGGGTAGTATCCAAGGACGTTTGCCGCGTTGGAGCCGAAGTACATGTTCTTCGCGGAGGGTCCGATCCACGTCAGCACCTGCCCGACATAACTGAATCGCTGGGTGCCAAGTAGCTCGCCAAGTTGCACGAAGCTAGAGTTCGGATCGCCGCGCTGCCGCTGCGCCACTTCGGTAGTCTCTTTCAACTGCCGAAGCATCTTCGTATGGTTCTGGGTATTGTCCTGCGGCGAACCGAGCGCGGTCGTGCTAGGAGGTTTCGTCGCCATAGGAGTATCCTTACTGCTTCATTATGAAGAACAACGCCGTGTATGGCGGCGCCGAGACAGAGTGCGTGTGCGGCGCCACAGCATTGGCGGTCGGCGTGAACGGGGACGTTGAGCCGCCCGCGCTCATGCCGGTGTTCCAGTTGATAGCCACGCCTGCGCCCACGCCCGAAGTGAAGTACTCGCCGCCGGGGGCCGTGCCTGCGGGGCCGATCACAGAACCAGCATTGCCAGCGTAGATCACGCAGGGATGGTTGTGCGCCGGGAAGTTGGCGATCGTCAGCGTGACCGGGTTGATCGTGGGTATAGCAGAGGCGGTCGCGCCGGTCGTGGACGCGTACATGCCAGGGTTTGCGAGCGTACTCGTCGCCGACGCACCGACGATGAACTGGTCTGTTAGGTTGGGAGTGTTACTACCGGGGGCACCGTCGCATATAATCCAGCCTGAAGGGATTGTGGCGAGCGTGCCGTACCAGACGACGATCATGCCGGTGCGGGCGAAGTCAACGCCAGGGGGCAGGTTCGCCGAGATGTTCCCTACGGTGAGGATCAGCGATCCGCCCGCGGTAGCGCCGCCGCTTGCCGGAACATTGATCTGGTTGGACGTTTGTCCTGCGACGCCGCGGAGGGGGCCAACTGTTTCGAGCGGGCGAACCGACCCGCCGGTTATGATGCCGGACAGGGTCGTGGTGCCAGACATGGTGTCTGAGCCATTTTTCTGCAAGAGTGACGCGAGCACGGCCGCCGTGACGCGTTGCTCTATCCTGGACCCCGCTGGGAAGTCCAACGCGGTCGTGCCTTCTTCGGCGCGCGTGATAGTCAGAACATCCCCGGTGCGGCCGGTCGCGTACACAACTTCGACATTTCCGCTCACGTCTTCCATCGTGCAAGCGGCTACTTGTCCGGCAGAAATGGACGGGAACAGAGCGCCGTAGGTCGCTGTAAGCGCGACCGTCGCGTCGGTGGGGTGACACTCGGATGCGATCAGCGAGGAGGCGTTGTTACTAAAAACAAAGAGGTTGCTCATTTACAGTTTCTCCGACAGGGTATAAAGGACTACCTCTTCGAGCACTTGGGTCAGGCTGGTCGTGACCAGAAACTGCACTTCATAGACAGACGTGTCACTGCCGCCGGACACGAAGAAAGCAAACCCATAGGTCTGCCCCGCGGCGTTGGGCGGGAGCAGCGCAACACTGTTCACAACCAGCGGCGTCGCTATGGGTCCTGAATTGTACACAACGTTGATGACGACGGACGAGACATTCTCGCCGGTCGCTAGGTCAAGACTGAAGTCCAGCACGTACCGCTTGAGTTCGGCGGGCGATTGTTTGAAGCGGGCTGCGTACTGGGTCATGGTCTCACCGTTCTGTTCTCAAAGGGCATCCAAACACGTGGCTCGATCAAGCCAACAGCGACCTGCACGTTCGGTTTGAATACGCCGGGCTGTACGAATTTACCATAAACTGGAACGATCAGTCCATATAATAGGTCTATCACGTTCGAACCGCTGCTCACATCGGAAGTTCCATCCCAGGCGAACACCTGGTAAGAATAAATCCCGCCGACTGGAACCGTATCTGTGAACCCTGGCGGCCCGAGGAACGTGGCGATAGACACGCCTTCTCGATAGACATCGTACCCCGGCGCAGGGGCGCCGCTGCTGGTAAAGGGCGCGGCGGGCGGCGTGAAATTGGCGTTGTAGACGGCTGACAGCATCACTCGTAGCTCGTCAATTTGGCCAGCTTGCCGACCGCCCGAGTAGCCGCCGAACGCGCCGATAACTACGTTGGGGGTTGTGTAAGGGCCGCTATATTGGGCCGCATTCCACGAGGGGGACGGCGAGCCCGACGCAACGCCGTCAATATACATCGTTGTGTGGACGCCATCATTGACGAGCGCCAAGTGATGCCACGAGCCGACCGAGCCGATAGGCATGGAAAAAGAAACATCCGAGACGCCGCGAAATGTGCCGTTGTTTGTAATGCTAACGTCTATCGACGTGTCGGCGTTTGCTTGAGCGACGAAAAGTAACGACAGCCCCGGATTAAAACCCGGCGTAGTCGAACCGCCGTAGTTGAGGAGGAAAACGCCGGGGTCGGTGTTGTACTCCACGAAAAATTGCATTTCTACTGTCCACGCGGAAAGGCCGAAAATATCTAAGCCACTTCCGCTCGTGTACGGAACAAACGCAGGCGCTGGCTGCGATACCGGGTCTATCGCAGTGACATTGAAAGCAGCGGTGCCGAACTTCGGAGACGCCGTCGATAGCGATCCGGTCGATTGCATCGTCACCGGCCACGCATTGGAAGACGAGTCAACGGTGGTCGTCTGTCCATTGGTGCCATCGAAGTGCAACAGAAGCTCGGGGCCGCTACCCACAAGAAATGACGGTCCCCACGTGAGCGTGCCGATGAACCCTACAGAGCTACCGGTGAGTGCAGTCGGAGCCGTATAGCTCATGACTGAAACCAGCCCCCGGCGAGCAAGTCATACCCAACCGAGTAGTTGAACCCTTGCGGCGTGAACGGAAAGCCATTCCCCTGGTTTGAGTAATAGATCAGCGGCGAGTTCGCGGCGATACCCCCTACGTCGAGATAGATCAGCATGCCCACGACGGGGTCCGCCGACAGAAGCGTGATCAGCGGGATCACGCCGTAGCATACGCCGTTGGATCTCACGGCCGTGCTGGTGAACGCCTGATCTACTAGGACGGCGCCAGTGGGCACAGCCGAGAAAAACTTATCGGTGTGCGGGTTCGGTGCGTACGTGTTATCGACCAGGACACAGTGCATCGCGGCGCCGGAGGTCGCCCAGTTGAGCGCCTTCGTTGCGAACATGTACCAGGCATTGTCGTAGACAAACGTCGCGGGGATCATCCGGATGCCTTCGGTACCGACTGCGAACCGGCGCGGCCAGCGAAGTGCGGGAAGCGGAATGCCGTATTGCCAGGACCGTATCCGCGGTTTGCGATGTCGCGGTAGATCAGGATCTCGCGGCGATACTTCTTCTCGTAGTAGTCGCGAAGTTCTTTGTCGGACCAGGGGCGTTTCGGAATCGCGTACAGGCGCGCGAGTGTGCCCCATATCAGAGCATCCACATGTTGCGTGTAGCTCATGTTCGGCAGTTTTGCTGTCAGGGTCGTGGGCACCATGCTGCCATACACGTTGAGGATAGGTCCGTAGGTCTTGTCGGGCGTTGGGTACAGGATCATCAGGTCAGGACGCTCCATGTAGTACCGCGCGGGCGGCGCGGGCACGACGCCAAGCAACTTGCGCGTGCAGACACCGAGGCCCAGCGGCTCATTGCTGCCGTCGAACGGGAACAAGAAAGCCGCAAGTACGAACTGAAGCTGCTCATTCTGGCCGACGGGGTTGATCTCGTATTCGGCCTGTCCGCCGACGATGTTGATCGCGGGCAGGTAGTCGCGCCATGCCGTGGAGCGCGTGTAGAAGTCATTCAGGACGCGCTGAAGATGGGTGCTGATAAGCGAGTCGGGAGCACCTTGAATCGTCTGTGCGACGAACTGCTGCACGTAGGCGACGGTTTGGCCACCGAGTGCCGAGGAGCTTTGACCGCCGTCTGGGGTAACGATAGCCACTAGTGAATCCCCCTCGCTCGCTTCAAATATGCTACGCGAATTTCAAGTTGCTCGATTGAGTCACCAAGCAACCCAATTCCCGTATTGCATTTACCACAAAGCCAGCCGCGAAAATCTCCTGTCTCGTGGTCGTGGTCTAGGTGTAGGCCCCTCTTTCCGCCACTTTTTCCACACCCCTCGCAATTTACGGGGCATGGTCTGGTGGCTTCTGGTAGCCCTCGCATGCGACGTTGTTCGTTTCTAAACCTGTCAGGGTTCAAACGATACCTGTTGCGTTGATATTCTCGGCTTATTTCACGCGGTTGTTTAGCACGGGACTTACGCTCTGATGCCCGAACTCTTTCCCAGTTAGCGGCTCTGTATTGCCTCTGTCGTTCATTTTTTAATTCACGATCCATGATTACATCCCCTGCAATTGACCTTTGAATGAAGCCAGTAGCATCGCTGAGCGCGCGGAAGTCTGGCCGGGTGTAGCATCAACGAACTCATCGTCGGCTAACTCGATGCGGCCAGCGATGTAGCTGACCACTGGATAGAAGAACTGCCTGTCGTCGATCGGGAACGGAGTCGCCGGGGTCGGCGGGAGCACGTTCGGGATGCCGTCGATCACCTGCAGGTCGGCCGTCATGTAGGTCGGGACCTGCGCAGTGGTTATGATCCCCTGAGTGAAGTTGCCGATGAACGCATCGGGACGAAGCGAGTACACCACGCGGAGCGCGGAGTTGAGATATTGGATGAAGAGGGCGTCCGGGTTCCGCTGCGCGAGGACGTAGGTGTCGCTCACTATTGTGCGGGCTTCGAGGACTGCGTCGTCAATGGTCTTGGAAAGGAAGCTGGACATTTATCGTCTCCTGAAGAAGAAAAGGGGGCGGCTAGTTTCCCAGACGCCCCCCTAGATCACATCACCCGAGGGCGACTTAGATGCCCGAGTTCACTACGACCGCCACACCGACCAACGTCGGGTTCACGACCTGGAAACCCCAGACCTGCAAGCCGCGCATCAAGGTACCGAACGTGCTCTCAGACCGCAAGGTCTCGACCTTCGTCATCTGCGACGCAAAGGTGATTCCCAGGCTGTGGCCGAAGTACACCGCGTACTCAGGCAACTGTGGGCCGGTCGTCCAGATGGTGCCCGCGATGTTCGCAACACCGAGAGTCGTCGCCAGGACGGGGTAAGCCGTACCGGTCATCTCGTTCCCAGTTCCCGTCAGGCCAGCGCCGTTCGGAAGCAAGTTCGACACGTAGATCATGAAGCGATCGATCATGCCTAGCCGACCGTTGCGCGCGATGGACACCGCGTCTCCAGTCAAGTAAGCCTGTTGGAACGCAGAACGCTTGACCATGGCAGCCACCCAAGGCGGAACCACGACCCAACGACCCGTCTCAGGGACGCGCTGTTCATCGAGAACCAGACCGAAGTCAATGATCGCATCCACG